TGTAATTGGGTTAATCTTTAGATCATACAACGTATCCCTTTGACCTTCGTTCAACGCTACAGTTTGGAATTCGCCAGTTGCAGCATCAATGTATCCTACTGCTGTAGCGTTTGAAATTCCACCACGTCTTGTACCTGCTGGTGCAAACCATGGAAACGAAACTTGATCACTTAGTGCAATCGTTCTCATCATCATGTGTGAACTTGGAACAACCGCATTTGATCCGCTTAGGTCAGTTGTAAATCCGTTTGGATAGAAAGTACCTAAGTATTCATCGTATGTTACTAACCCGTTATCACTGTTGTCAGTAACTAGTGCTGCATTCGAACCCCAATTAGTTAATGTGGTTGCGTCTGCTGCTAATCTCAATGGTGTGTCACCAATAACAAATGCTGTTAAGCCTCTGTCAATGTTAAGATTAACTAGGTTACTCATCAATTCTGGATAACCCGGTGCAGCAATGATGTTAAAGTTACGTCTTTCTTCATCACGTATCTGTGTGCTTGTATCAACAACGCTCTTCATTCTTTGTACAACAACTTTGCGCTGTGCTTTTCTTCCGAATGATCCTGAACCGTCTTCGTTGTTACCTGATTCAGTAACCCAACGATCAGTTGCATAATCACCCATTGCTTCGTCGTTGTTAAAGCGTTGGTTGTCTGCTGTTGTGTCAATGTAGTTGTTAGCATAACGCTTAACGTTACCGCCACTTCTACGCAAGTTCCATAGCAGCATGTTTTGTGGATACAATGCAGGGTCTGGCGCATCTGGATCTAAGTAATCTACCTTCATTAAATCCTTGATAGTTGCTGCTGTGTTACCAGTAGCACCTGTTGAACCATAACGTGCATCTGCAAACAGGATACCATCTTCAGTAGTTTGATCGGTCTTATCAACTAATACCCATCTCTCTGACTGTGGTCCTGATTGGCTGCTGTCATACTTGTAAATTGTTGGATAGTTTTCAATATCTGCTGTTGAAATCCAAAGGTCTCCAGTTACTGTAGTTCCTTGAACATATGGATTTGATGCAGCAACAATTGGTGTGTAACCAACTCTATCGCTAGCCGCTTCAACATATGGACTTGATGTACTTCTGTAACCAACCCAAGTTGTTCCATCATGGATCATAATGTCCACATCTGAAAATTCTGGATTGTACCAAAGTTGTCCATCTGCTGGTTCTGCTTCTGGATTATTTGAACTAGCATAAAAATCACTTGCTGAAAGTGGTTGCCAGTTAGAAGCAAGGTATCTATTCTCAGCAGTTGAGTCATCAACACCTGGTGCTAATTGACTTTGACCAGCACTTAATGAAGCATCTGATAAGTTATAGAAGTTAGCAGTTCCCGTTGCTGTATCAATGTTGTATGGTGTAAACAATGCACTAACTGCATCTCTACCAACATCACGCATTCTAAACTCACCACCTGTCTTGTGTGAAATTGTGATTTCATTATTTGCTGTTACCGCTGCAACAATATTAGTAAGTCCTGCTGCGTTAATAGCCGCTGCCATTGTATTAGCATCTGAGCTTAAACCAGAACTCGTAAATGTTACTCTTACTGGACTGTTAAGTGCTTCCTGATTTAGAATGGACTCTTCAATTTCAAAGGAGTAATCATCTGCTGTAAGTTGAGTTGCAACAACTGCTGACTTAATTGTTGTATTGCCTGTAGCAGCTCTGCGCCATACACGGAACACTGCTGTTGCTGGTGAATCATCGTATAGGCTGTGCTCAAAAGCATTTGTTTGAACAAATAAACTATCAACAGGAAGATTGGCACCTGCTCCGCTTCTATCTAATGAATAAATTGCAGAGTGTCCTGTTGCATATAATGGTGCGTCTTTAGCAACCCAAGTTTCTGTTGCAGAATCCCATCTCTTTGCTCTCCAGCGTGCGCCGTTATTTGGTTCTGTTGTTTTGATCCATACAGAGCCTGTTGGTCTTGCATTTACATCTGTACCCGGTGTACCTTTCCATTGTGGAACAAGTGTGTGTGGGTTTTGATATAAGTCTGGGCCTTTGTAAGTAGCAGCACTGATTTCTAATTCTGTTAAATCTGCTGTACCTGCACCGATTGTAATTGTGTTTGCATTAGAGTTTGATGTACCATCTGTGTAAATTCTAACTGTCGAATTAACATTCTTAGCAGTAACACCTGTAATACCATAACCATTAATTTGACTTACAATTTCATCAACTGTATCACCGCTAGTAATAGTAACTGTAGTACCATTGATAGTAAAGTTACCTGCTGCTGCTGTGATTTTAGAACTTGTTAATTGAGCTGAGATAATTGTAGGATGGCTTGCTCTCCAATTTGCTGAACCAACTAGTACCCAATCACCTGCTGCAACTCCTGCCGCTGTGTTACCTGAGGATTTGTAGTACATTCTTGCTGCTTCTTTGGAGAATGTAAATGTTCCTGTTGCTGCTGTTCCAACTGTTTCAAATACAACTGCGTAGTCGCCAATTGAACCAACTGAACCTAATGGAGCATTGCTTGAAACTTTGGCTGCGTCGTCGTCTGTTAAAACGATAGGCAGTTTGTTTGCAAACTTCTGTCCACCTGTTGTGCTAATTGCAGCACTGTTCCATTCTTGAATACCCCATGTAGTGGAGCCGGTGTCAACCCACCATGTTCCGTCTTCTGGATTCGCTCCCGGAGCCTCTGAAGTTCCTGATAATTGGGACATATCAACGTTTGCTCTAACTACAAAAGCCGCGTTGGATACTCCTAATAAACTGTATGCTGCTAATAGACCATATTCATTTAGTTCGCTACCATGAATAGGTGTATTGCTCGCTGTCTTTTCGAAGTTCGGTACTCCAAAAAGATCTACTAATTCTTTCTGACTCGTCACTTTGAATGCAGATCCTGCATTCGCCGCCGTAGTTGCAGAAGCAACCCCTGTGCCTGCGGCATTTGTTTTGTCTTGGGCTGTTGCTACAACAATTAATGGAGTAGTACCCGGTTCAGCGGGTGTATAAAAACTCTCATCAATTACCGTAACTTCTACGCCGGGTGATGTAAGTGCCATTCCTTTATCTCCTGGTAATGTATAAACTCTTTTTTCAAAACATTACGTAATGTATGTTATACTGTATTTAGTTGTTTCACTCAAAAAAGGCGCTTTAAGACCAATAATATAAAGGGGACAAAAAGGTGTAAATATATGCATGAGACCGTTATGTAAATGCGGTTTAAGGCCGCGAGCAGTGAATTATAAGAAGAATGGCAAGACCTATTATAGGAGCCTATGCGAAGCCTGCTCAACCAAAGGTGTGTATCACGGGATACCTAGATGGTATAGAGCCGGTTATAGGACCAAGGATACTTGTGATAAATGCGGTTTTAAATCAAAACACAGTGAAGTTTTTAGGGTATTTCACGTGGATCAAAACCTAGATAATTGTAGGCATGCTAATCTAAAAACAGTTTGCGCAAATTGTAGAACAGTATTAGCCAAAGAAGGTATACGCTGGAAACAAGGAGATTTAGTGCCCGACTATTGATGCTATTTTTTTATACAGATCGTCAATAGTTGAATCATTTGTTATTTCGTGGTCAAACTCAGTACCTACCCATGCCCATTCCGAAGCATGAATCTTTTTATCTTTCATTTCATTTATGAATAAATTTGAACCGGCATTTGCTTGAACAGCAGCATCATACCATTCGGGTAATTCTCCTCTTTTGACCCAAATAATCTTGCCACCAAGTTCCTTAATTGCTTTAATTTCGTTAGGAAAACGCACATCACTAACCACTACATTATCTCTACTTTGACGCAGTTTATTTTCTAAAGAAGCAATCCAAATGTCATCATGAAACGTTCTACGGCATACTTCAGTTCCCCAATACTGTAAAACCCAACGAGGTGTAAGAGTTGGCATTGTTAAGCGTTTTGCCCACCATTCGTCTACCTGTTCTCTCCATTCTCTTGATTCTTTTGTTCTTCCTTCCAGCATGGTTCTATCCCAGCCGAAAACAGCAGCAACAGAATCCTTTAGAGAATCTGCGAAACTTTCTCTACGGTACTCATGGAAGTTTACAAGGTAATCAGCAACTGTATCTTTACCGCAGCCGATAAATCCGCAAACGCCTATAATCATATAACTCTCCTTTAAAGTTATATTATAACGTCTTTAGATTATATGTCAAGTGTTTAATAGAAGGGTTTTGGCTGTCCTGGCTTGCCTGTATTAAGTTTTCTTGCCAAAACGCTTGCTGTGTTGATTGATTTGGTTCTTTGCTGTCTGCGTGCCTGTGTTGGTGAAGTTCTAGCACGAGTGGTTTTCATTTTTTGAGCTCTAGCAACATTGTATTGTTGAACGCACTTTGAAGGATGGCTCACTTGCCTACCTGCTCTTGGACCCGTTGAACAGCGGAATCTTAATTTAGTTTTTCCACCCTTGGCCGTGCCACTGGTTCTTCCCCATACCATCTTGGCGACTTCATTATAGATTTCTTCGTGTTCTTCTGTGATAAATTCTGATGCTTTCATTAGCCTATAATCCAACTATATCCCTGTCCACCTGCAACTTGTGTTCCAAGTTCCATAGTTAATCTTTCAATGTCGTTGAAACCTTCCTGCTTGATGCTGGCTCCGTTGAGTGCTGTTCCACCCTGTGGACCTGCAATTGAAGCAAACTTCTCACGTGCCTGTCCTAGCATAACTTTACAGTTAGCAAGTGTATAATCTTTAATCCACTGTCCAGCATATACATCTTCTATGATTACATAGTCCGGCTTTTCGTTGTATGCCCAGAGCAATACTTCTTCAGTTCCTCTTGGACGTTGCATAATAATTAATTTTTTACTCTGTGGGTTCCAAGTAAAATTAATGAATGATCCAAACATCTTTCCAACAAGTTCTTGGTACTGTGCAAACAATTCGTATGTTGCCAGTCCTCCCATGTTGGTTGAACTTAACAAATAGGTATTTGTGTAAGCAAGGTTAAATGGTTCGAATACTGTTCCACCTGTTCCGCTACCTGTTCTGGAACCAACGCTTCTTCTATAAATCTGTCTTATTTGAACTATTTCTTTAGGAAGAATATATTCATTCTGATCCTGCTCTAGAGAAAGCGTGATGTAACTTTCTTCTACAGAATTGTCTGATCGTTGTCTAAAAACGCCAAGGGCACGCTGAAGTGCTGTTTCGTAGTGTTCGGGGTCAAGTTCAACGTCGATCATGCCATCACCTAGCATTAATCTAACGTAGTCGAATACTTGTTGTTTTGCTTTGTCAATTTGGCTCATATAACTATTTATGCCTTGTGCTAGAAACGGTAAATACATATGTTATGCCAAGACTAAGTTTATATCGCCCAGAAAAGGGCAACGATTACAAATTCATCGACAGAACTGCATGGGAGATGTTCCAAGTGGGCGGTACTGATGTGCTTATGCACAAGTACCTAGGAGCCGTAGCGACTGCAAAAACTGCCACGCCCAGCGAGCCTAGTTATGATACCCTAAGCCCTACAAATATACAGGACATGCTGTTTCTCGAGAACAGAGATAGAAAGTACGATCCTGATGTGTATGTTATGCGTGGGGTTTATAACGTACAGGACATAGATTTTAATTTAAGCCAATTTGGATTATTCTTACAGAATGATACTATTTTTATTACTTTCCACATTAATGATACTGTGGAAAAACTAGGCAGAAAGATTATACCAGGCGATGTTATTGAACTACCACATCTAAAGGATGAATATGCACTTAATGATTTAAACTATGCCTTGAAGAGATTTTATGTTGTTGAAGATGTAAATCGTGCTGCTGAAGGATTTTCCGTAACATGGTATCCACATCTATATCGCGCAAAATGTAAACCACTAGTAGATTCACAGGAGTTCAAGGACATCCTGGATGGAATTGCAGATGCAGAAAACTTCAAAGGTACATGGAATCCAGATTCTACATATTATCCAGGCGATACGGTTACAGCACCCAATGGCGAGAAGTACACAGTAATTAGAGAAGTGACAGGAATTGCTCCGCCAGATACAACCTACTATAAACTTGCAGATACTCTCAAGGACATTATGTCCACATATGAGAAGGAAATGCAAATTACACAGGCTGTGCTTAATCAAGCAGAAGCAGACGCTCCTCAGAGTGGATACGATACAACTAAACTTTATACATTGCAGAGAGATGAAACAGGCAAGACAGAACTGGTATCTGCAGATACCACACTGGATGATGCAACACTTGAATCTGTTACTGCTGACACGGTGTTCCAATCTGCCGAAGCCAATGGATACAAAGGATACTTACTTGAAGATGGAATTCCGCCTAATGGTGCTCCGTTCACACAAGGCATAGCATTCCCAATAGGACCGGCAGAAGGACAATTCCATTTACGAACAGATTACAAACCAACAAGATTGTTCCGTTACGCAAAAGGAAGATGGAGCAAGGTAGAGGATGATGTGAGAACAAACATTACTAATCTTGGACCTAGTGATATTGCAGCAGGTGCTGACTTCGCAGGAAAAGTTGAAAAAGAAAATCTTAAGAGTTCGTTTATTAATAACACAAATGAAACTGTTATCGAGGGAGAAACAGTTAAAGAACGACAGAGCTTATCCAAGGCTCTTAAACCAGAGGCAGATAATTAATGCGTATTGAAGAAATATTCGGCTTTGCAACAACAGCACCGAAGAAAACCACAGTTAAGAAAAAAGTACGGAAAGACGATGACGAGCCTCTTGCGATTAAGTTACAACAACGTAGAGCCGCTGCCGCAAAAGGTGATAAAACAGCGTTCACACACGATTTTAAAAAGGCAAATAAATAATGGATTTTTTCTACGACGGACAGATTAGAAGATATGTAACACAGTTTATGAGAATCTTCATTGGCTTCAAATACGAAGCAGGTAATGGGGATCAACAATCTGTGCCTGTAATGTACGGTGATCTAACAAGACAGGTTGCAAACATCATTAGAGAAAATTCAGAAAATAAACTTCCTACAGTTCCTAGAATGGCTTGTTATGTTACAGGTCTTGAAATGGATACTAGCAGACTATCTGATCCCACGTTTATTAGTAAAGTAAACATTAGAGAAAGAGATTATTACATTGACGAAACTAGCGGAGAACGAGTGTATACTGGTGCTCCCGGCAAGAGTGTTACAGTCGAAAGACTAATGCCAACACCTTATAAGTTAACAATGAAGTGTGACATATGGACTTCCAATACTGATCAAAAATTACAATTACTTGAACAAATTTTAGTATTGTTTAATCCAGCACTAGAAATACAAACCACAGACAACTACATCGATTGGACTAGTTTAAGTGTTGTTTACATGACAGGTATGAATTTTACTTCCAGATCAATTCCTGCAGGAGTTGATTCAGACATTGATATTTGTTCGATAGATTTTGAAATTCCTTGTTGGATTAGTCCTCCGGCCAAAGTTAAGAAACTTGGAATTGTTAGAAGCATTATTGCTAACATCTTCAGTGAAGAAGGTGATGTCGTTAACATTTCATCATTGATTTACAATCAATCAAATTCAAATACTGTATATACAAATGCAAGATATCCTGTATTGCTTTTCAAAGCAAACAATGGTCAAGATTATGATTATGAATTAACAATACTCGATCAATATTCAGCAATACAATCCTTAGGCCTAGACGAAAAGGATTATGTTAATGGAAGGAAATTAGATTGGAATGCTGTTTTAGCAACCCTAGGAAACTTTACAGCAGGAACTAGTATGATTCATTTTAGACAAGCCGACGGAACGGAAGTATCAGGAACCATAGCAATTAATCCAGTTGATCCTTTCATTCTCTTGGTGAGCATTGATAGAGATACACTAAAAGAAAATACTTTAATTGTCAGCACACAATATCCAGATGGTAGAGGAACTATTAATGCTATTGTTGATCCAACAAGATATAATCCTATTGGAAAATTGGGCACTGTTCCTACAGGACACAGATTTCTTGTTTTGGAAGATGTAGCAGATGATGCCTCGGGTTGGAAAAACTCTGATGCTACAAACACATCTATCAAAGCAAACTCAATAGTAGAATGGGATGGCAGTTCTTGGACTATTATATTTGATCCTGCAACTGTTATAAGCACAACATATGTTTCTAATTTAACCACAGGTATACAGTACAAATGGGACGGTATACAATGGCTTAAATCTTTCGAAGGCGAATATGCACCAGGATATTGGAGATTTGATCCAGAAGGCGCATAAGTATTCGTATGCAAAAACGTGTAGGACTATTATATCTTTCTTTATCAACAAGAAGAATTCTACTTATATTAGAAAACGATAAGTGGACTGTTCCTACATTCTCAAAAGAAAAATCAGTGATCGAAGACAGTAAGGATGTGCAAAAAAAATTTGCTGAGGGCAAGATTTTACCTATAGAACTTTATCTTTCCAAGGACAAGGGGTTCGAATATGGAACATACATTTGCCTAGTAAATGAAGAATTTTTAACAAGAACTGTAGCAACATATTGTTGGGCTGATTTGGATTATCTCCCCAAGAATGTTCATGTGGGGTTAAAGAGCACATTAAATAATAATTTAATAAGAACTAAAATTGAAACAGTATTGGAGTTAGAGGATGCTATCGCTATATAAATCAGAAAAATTTCAGAATGAAGTTCGTTCCTTTAGAGACAGAATTTCCAAAGTTGACGATCTAAGATTAAAAACTAATTTAGAAAATCAACTTAGTAAATTAGAATCTATAGTTAAATCTCTTGACTCACAGTTCGAAGAAATGATTTATAGTAAACAGATAGGATCTAATAGTAACGATTCTAGAAGCAAGATATCCGACATACGAAAATTTTTAGATTCTAAATTATTAGACTTTGAAAACGGAAAAAAACTTTCTATTAAATAGAATTGAAATCTTTGATTGTTATACTACCCACCATGGCAGCATGGTTTTGACATTGATATCTATAGCCTCCTGATATAGCAGAAGGTATTCTCCAATACAAAGTTCCGGAATCTTTTCCTTGTGCAGCAGCACCAGTAGAAACAGTTCCGTCTGTTGCAACGTGAACTAGTCCTGTGTTGTATGCAACTCCCGCTCCTGTTTGTATTTCAAAAGGATGTCCTGTGGCATTTAATTTAAAAGCCATAGTAGTTCTATTAATTGCATATATTGTAGGATTACCACCAGCATAATGACTATTAAACAGATAAGCACTAGTGCCAGAGTTGGTCACTTCCAAGGTAAACATCGCAGGCATGTATATTTCGTCAATTGTTAATCCTGCAGCAACAGCATCTGTTAACAAAGAAAACTCAGGAACACCAGAAACCACTGTGCTGGCAATGGTTATTGTGTCTGTTCCGGCATTGGTTGTAATATTCATTCCAGTGCCAGCAACAATTGTTAGGGTATCAGTAGTAGAATCCGCTACAATATTATCCTGTCCACCAACTGCTATTGTGTTGAAAGAATTTGTAGATCCTCCAGCGGATGCAGCAATAGTAATTGTGTTTGTTGCATTATCCGTTGTTATGATAACGTTTGATCCTTGTGCAAAGGTTACACTATCTGACAGTTGTGATGCAGTTACATCAGACTGACCGCTAACACTAAAGGTAGAAAAACTGTTGTTTGTGTTTGTGACAGTTAAAGCACCTTCATCGTTAGTAGTAGTTGATATTCCATCACCTCCCAAGATAGAAAGTACTTCTCCTGATTGAAGTATTCTCTGTGTCGAGTCGTCCGCAGCGATAGTAATCTCACTACTTCCTCCTGCCCCTCCACCAACACCCGCAGATGATGCTTTTGCTAAAAAATCAGCATTTGAAACATTATCAAGATCGCTTCTAGCAAGTGTGTGCCCGCCGGTAGTATTCCCATCATATAGCCTTAAGGAATTAGTATCTCTATCAAAGAATATTTCACCACTGGTTCCAGACTTTCTTCCAAGATAGTCCGTTTCTCTGGGTATTAATCTAACTGCGGTTAAAACTGGAATTTTCGACATACTGTATTTATGCGATAAGTAATAGAGTTATGTTTGACGCGACAAAAGAAATAAACATTAAATTTGAGAACAAATACAACAGCACATTTGTTAGAGCTAATCATTGGTTAATTACTGCTAACAAAAAAGACATATATTCTAACGAAGATCCTGAAAAAGCCTTGGCCGATCTTTGGCAGTCTCATTTTAATGCTAGGATTATAAAGCAGGACGGAAAGCCCTATAAACTATTGTTTGATAGCCAGGAAGATCTTACCGTGTTTATGCTAAAGTGGGGCTAACTTTCCAGAGCTTCTTAAGTTCGATTTCCACACCTAATTTTCTAGCTCTGTCATATACTTCGTCAGCAGCATTTTCACCGTAAAAAATTTCGCAGTAATTTTTATCAAGATATAGGTCGTGTGTGATTATGTACATTTCATACATAGGATTGTGTGCAGCGTAGATTCCGATACTACCAGGAGTGTATGAAATTTGTTCCCATAAACTAATATCGTCGATGGAAGGAACTTGCCGATCGTTCCAATCCGTAAACATTGGTCTGTTATTTACTGCTGCTACCTTTACTGCAAGGTCCCAAGGATTGTTGAATATTTCCTCAGTGTCTTTAAACAGAGACATACTAGGTATCTAATTTTGGATTTTTTGCGTCTGGATCTTTATAATCGGTTGCCCAAGCAACATTATCAATTTTAACCCATGATGTAGATGCTTCGTCCCATTTATAAAATGTATCTTCGGTTGCAGGAGATGGTGTTGGTGCAACCCATGTATTTCCGTCCCAAGTCCAACTTGGATAAGGTTGTGCAGGTCTTGATTTTTTATAATCAAATGTTCCTGTGATCCTATCGGATGTATCGTTAATGCTTGCCCAAGTTGTTATTACATAATCGGTGTCAGCAACTAGGTCAAGATGCATGTTTGTAACAGGAGTTTTGTCAGTTGTTTCCCATTTTGCACCGTTTGGAGGCCAGGATGTTTCGGCAACGACACCCTCTTTATTAGATACAGAAATACCAAATTTTACGTGTGTTACAAAGGTTACTTCAGCATCCGACACAATTATTGCATCTAATCTTTCTGCAAGACCATTATCGTTGACTGTTTCAAAAACCCATTTAAGTTTTACTGTATCAAATATTGCTTTGATTATCATGTTTTTTTGGCTCCGTAATATACTCTTTTATTTATCACTATTTAATGATCAAGATTAAAAGTTATGAGCGAACCAGGCTATAAATATATGCATAGTTAATGCGAAGTTAGGAGATTAAGAATAAATGGCTCAATTCCAGATAGGAGGGTTTTATCCTGGAGAAATAACCCCCGATAGCGTAGTTGGTGGTTGTATCAGCATCTACGAAAAGGCTTGGCCCAACCCATTAGAAACAATTAAAAATATAGAGGCTGAAGTCGCAAACCCAGATTCAGGTGTTCATTGGACAAAGGCCGAAACTTTTGGAAATGGACCCTTTAGTACACAAAGAACAAACATGGTTTTACCTGTTAGCCAACTGGCTACTATGGCTGAAAGCAAGGTTTGTCAGAATATACATAATCAAATGAGAATGAATCTTCTTGCTTCTAGTGTTCCTTATGCTAGAAGATATGGAATTGAGGAAGAAATGTATCATGAAGATTATCAACTATTAAGATACACTGGTGGACAGGAATACAAAAAACACTACGACGGATCAACTGATATCGGAAGGGTTATTTCAGCATTAATATATCTAAACGATGATTACGAAGGCGGAGAACTAGAGTTTCCAAATTACGGAATTACAATCAAACCACAGGCAGGAATGATGATACTATTTCCATCAAACTTTGCATATGCACACATTGCACATCCTGTAAGACAAGGCACCAAGTACGGTCTTGTAACTTGGATTAGAGATAGAAATAATTTTTAATAATGTTTAGTTTCTTTTTTAAAAGATCAACGGTTACACTAGATTGCTTTACCAATCTACCATATGTCTATGACTTCGCAAAAATAGACAAGGCAGTTAAATTTATTCCCGACTGGTGGAAAAATACTCCTAGAACAATCGAAGGAAAGGAACACGGAACAATTAAAAATTGTCCTGGATTTATTGATTACTATGCCACGGGTATTGTTATGCCTTCGTGGTTTGAAACTAATATTACAATACATTCGAAAAATGATCCGGAAGAAAGATGGTATAGTTTTCAGAGTTCAAACAACGATTTTGATGTTTCTAAATCGCATGCACCTTATCAGTTTGAAAACTTTGCAGGATTTGATGGAAAGAATATTAAGATCGAAACTCCTTGGGTTCTTAAGACCAAACAGAAAGTAGATTTTTTAGTAACACAACCGACATGGAATCACAGAGATATGCTTACGCATTTTTCTGTATTACCAGCCGTTGTAAATTATAAATATCAACACTTTACAAATATTAATATGTTTGTAATCAATAAGGATGAAGAAAGGGTATTAAATATTCCACCGCTAATGCCTATGATAATGTTGCATCCTTTGACTGACAAGAAAGTCGAAATAAAAACGCATCTTGTTGACGACAGAGAGTGGAATAGGTTAACGGGTGTGTATAACCTAATAATAAGAGATGATGAAGGATACAAGAAGAAAAAAGAAATTTATAAAAAAGTTTCAAAGTGTCCTTTCCATAGGGGGTAAGAATGGAGAATGTAAAAGAGTTTAAAAACAAAGGATATACTAGAGTTAACGGAGTATTGACAAAAGATATTGTTGATATTGTTACTCAATATGCACTGTTTGACGAATTACAAAATTTATCTCCTGAAAAAAATGCAGCAGGTAATAATGCACAGGTTCCTGATGCACATTCTAAATATGCAGATCCTCTAATGGAAACTATTCTTTTACACGTTAGAACTGCGGTGGAAAAAAATACAGGACTAGAACTATCACCAACTTATTCGTATTTTAGGGTATATAGAAACGGAGATGAACTAATTCCACACAAGGATAGACCAGCCTGTGAAATTTCAACAACTATTTGTTTTGGTTATAGTTACGATAATTCCTATAATTGGCCCATTTACATGGAAGGAGAATCAGTTGATTTAAAACCTGGAGATATGGTTGCTTATAGAGGATGTGATCTTAAACACTGGAGAGAAAAGTTCATGCCCAAGGAAAAACATTATCATGTGCAAGGATTTTTCCATTATGTTGATAAGAACGGACCACATGCTGATTGGAAATTTGATAAGAGAGACAATTTAGGAATTAACAAAAAGATGTTGGATAGAAAATCATACATTATTAGAACAGAAACAGATTGGTATTAACGAGAGAGAATTTTATGGCAATTACAGTATATTGGGCAAGTTTAGAAAGAGAATGGATGTTAGCAAAAGAACCAGAATCTGTTGCTAAATTATTCTATGAAAAAGATATGCACGATACAGATAATCTAAATGCACAATTAAACTATTGTCCATCATTTAATAAGAATCTTAAAAATGTTTATGCATTAAGATCTATATACGATTATTCATTTAAGATCGATGGGGATAAAGTTTGGTCTCCTGATCGAGATCAAGAGTTTTTTGATATGCATGTAAATATAAGAGATATCAAGAGAAGATTGTTTTCTTTCAAACAGTGTTTTCTATTCTTCACAGAAGAGGATAGCCTACCAGTTACTTTCTATGAGTATCCGTATTTAGAAGATAATAATATTACAGAACGATGCATGATAGTTGCAGGTCAATTTGATATCGGAAAATGGTTTAGGAATACTGAGTTTGCGTTTTACTTGAAAAAAGATTATAATGAATTTAAAATCCAACAGGATGAAGTGTTTACGTATCTTAGATTTCATACAGACGAGAAAATTAATTTTAAACAATTTAGACCAACTCAACGAATATCAGAATTAATTGCTGATGGATTTGCCTGTAATCAAATATGGCAACCATTAAGAAAATTAGAGAACTACTATAGGATTTTTAAAAACAAAAAACTAGCACTAAGAGAAATAAAGGAAAATTTACTATGAAGAGTCCAAAAAGCGTATTAGTTGTAGGAGGAGGAACAGCAGGATTAATTGCTGCAATAATCCTCAAGAAGGGACTTAGCAATTTAAAAGTAGATGTTGTCCATTCAAAGAACATTGGCATTGTAGGAGTCGGCGAAGGATCTACTGAACACTTTCGCAACTTTATGAATTTTGCAGGAATTAATCAACATCAGATTATCAAAGAGTGTGATGCTACATACAAGTCTGGTATTATGTTTACTAATTGGGGTCCTAAAAATTATTTGCATAGTGTTGGCGAACCTTTCAATAATAAGATGGGTTTGTATCCACACGTATACGCTAGGCAGATTGGAAACAATATCGATTACGTAAATAGTGGTCTTTTGTGGAATAACAAACTAGAACAATTTTGGCTAAACAATAAAGAAAACCCTCCATTCAATCAATTTCACTTTAACACACATAAACTTAATGATTTCATGATCAAGCATGCTAAGAAAACTGGTATTGGAATCTATGAGGATGATATCCAAGATGTTATGTTAAATCAAGATGGAGAAATTGACAAACTAAAAGGTAACAATATGGAATACGATTATGATTTCTATATTGACGCCACAGGTTTTAAAAGATTGTTAATGGATAAACTAGGAGGAAAGTGGCAATCCTTTGGTGACGTTTTAAAAATGAAGGCGGCAATCACATTCCAAACAGAAGACACATCAGAATATAATCTATGGACATTGGCGCATGCAATGGATGCAGGTTGGCTATTTAGAATTCCTGTCTGGGGTAGGCACGGCAATGGGTACATTTATGATAGCGATTACATTGACAAGGACCAAGCAAAAGCAGAAGTTGAAAAACTTTACGGCAAAGAAATTAATATAGGAAAAGAATTTAAGTTTGACCCAGGTCATATTGATCGTGCATGGATTAAGAATTGTGTTGCTATCGGACTTAGCGGAAGTTTTGTTGAGCCGTTAGAAGCATCATCGATTGGAACTAGCATACAACAAGCATTTATATTGCTTTATAAGATTATCAATTATGATGAAAAGGTTATTGATACCTATAATCATTCGTTTGTAAAAATTATGGAGAACATAAGAGACTTTCTTGTGTTACATTACATAACACCAAGGCAAGATACTCCCTTTTGGAAAGACTTACAAAATGCTCCACTACCCGATAGTCTTGGAAAGAAATTAGAAATTTGGAGGAACAAACTTCCTAATCCAGAAAACTTTAATGATCAAACAGATTATTGCTTGTTTTGGCACGATAACTTTACCGTAGTGATGGAAGGTCTTAATTTATTCGATAGAAAAGCAATTTTAAATGAATACATGATGCAGAATCAAGATATCAAGGATGATGCTGATCGTGTTATTAAGGAAATTGCTCAGAAAGACGAAACCATGGAAACCATGGGCCATAAAAAGATGATCTCAATAATCAGAGACCATCTTGAATTAAGAGACAGTTAAGAATATAACCACATTTTATCGTTATCTACCCAATGCTTGTGCATTGCTAAATCAACACCAAATGATTTGGCTCTATTAACAACTCTTTGTAATGCTCCTTTGCCGTAAAATGTTTCTAGTTTAGGTGATTCTCCCTGACGTTCGTTCCATCCGAATCTCATCAAATAAAACTCAGCATACGGAAGCCATGCAGCGTATAATCCAAATGTTGCACTATCTTCGTAGATAACTTCCCAAAGATCAACATCGTCGATGTTTAATTCTCTGGAATAATCCCAATCCTGTTTTGGTGGTAATTGTAATTCGTTTGAATCCATCCACTTAGATTCAAAATGTTCTCCGCTGTCTACTACAATATTGTAGGTTGTTTTAAAAAATGGCATACTGTTATTTAACTCCTTTTCCGTAGATATCATCGGTATAGATTGCATCTACATTAAATGATATTATTGTCTTTCTATTTACACTTGTATTAGGTAGTGTTTTATGAAGTATAAAACTTGGAAATACTACAACGTCACCCTCTTTTACATCTAGTGTTATTTTATTTCCTGTATACGGTTCGATTAGTTGTGTTCTTGGTGAATCGTCTGGTAATTCAAGATAATAAACATTAGTAAAATTAGCACTATGCGTGTGCCAGCCGTGTTCACTATTTTCTAAATACTGCTGAAACCAAATTTCATTTAGTTTATAACTACCGAAGCCTAATTCTCTATACATATCAAGTGCATGTGAAGTTAATGAATTCTTAATATATTTGAACCACGGTCTATCAAAGTTCTGTGAATCAAACCAATCAGTCTTAGTAATGTTGACTTCAGCAATTTCTACCATAGGAGATTTAAACGGTGCATTGCCTAATAAATCAAGTAGCGTATTTTTTATTTTTTCGTGTTCAGAAAATTTAGATTTAAGATAAACACATTCTAATTTGTTTTTTATCATAGAATAAAATTTCCACTTACACTTATTCTAGTATGATCTGTCCAGAAAGGTGGAACATAGTGTTTTAATCCTGCAGGAAATATAAGCATTAGATTATCAAAAGGATTGACTTTAAAATAATGATGCATGAACGTGCATATCTTTTCACCATATTCAAAAACAATACTACCCGCAACTGGTGTATTTGTGTCTGCTTGATTTTCTAAAATTTCTTGCGGAACGCTACAGTATATCACAAATGATAAAACTCCTTTGTGGTCGTGCGGAGGATTAAAATCGTGTTTCTTATTAAAGTTTACCCAAAGACTTTCTAACTTAATATTTTTGTACTGTTCTACATCCACAGCACCCTTATACTGCATTCTTATCATATCAAAGAATGTATTAACCTTATCCTTGAGAACAGGTTCCATTTCTGTTTTATACTCGTCGCTGAAGGTATAACTTCTTCCATACTTCAAATTACCGGCAAGGTTATGATTAAAATCATCCTTTTCTGATAATTTTTTTGATTCGTCAAGCAAAGATTGGACTATTTCTTGTGTTAATGTTGTTTGAAATATAGGTGGTCCAAAAGGATATATTACCTTATCGTTTTTGGCATTGGCTGCGTATGCTGAATCTGTGACAAACTGTTTCTGTTCCATACAGATATTTATTGTCAGCCGTTTTTGGATTTAGTTATTGTGATTACAACAAGTATCTTACAACAACGATTCCTGGACCACCAGCAGCACCGTACGAGTTACCACCTGGATGTGAGTTACCGTGGCTTGGGTTTTCAGCACCACCACCGCCACCACCGCCGGTATTGGTTCCACCCTGACCACCGTTTCCGTTGGTTCTGTGATCTCCACCTGCGCCTGCGTTGAGTGCGGATCCACCGCCGTTGTTCTGTCCTGCTGGGCCGCCACCGCCACCGCCACCGCCACCTAGGCCGCCAAAGCCTCCGTGTGGTTGTGGAGCATTGCCTGGATGCCAGCCGCCGCCTGCACCGCCTGCCCAATAATAGTTTGTTCCTGTGATTGAACTCTGTCTTCCGTTACCGCCGTAGCCACCACCTGATGGTCCTGAGTTTTGGCCGCCGCCTCCAGCGCCGCCTCCACCTGCACCATGTGGACCCGATGATCCGCCATGTCCGCCATAACCTGTACCGGATAAAGGTTGGCCGCCTTGGTTGTTACCACCACCACCACCTAGGTGTGATGCACCACCGCCCGATCCACCTGGGTGTCCTGGACGATAGTTTCTGTGGTTACCACCACGTCCGCCACCGTTTGCAGTGATTGTTGAAATTGTTGGCCCTGAGAAAGTAGTATTTCCGCCCGTTGTGTTACCGGAAACGTCATCAGTTCCTGACTGTGCGCCACCGCCACCTCGGCCAATTGTAAAGTCTCCTGCTGGTAGTGCTGCTCCGCCGGTAACGACCATGCCGCCTCCGCCGCCTCCGCCGCCGTGGCGTCCGCCACCTGCTCCGCCACCACCGATGAATATTCCTTCAATGGTTAGTGCGCCTTTGACTAACCCTAGCATTCCTTGTAGTGCAGGATCTTTTGCCTTTACGCTAAATGTTCCGTCATCTGTAAACATGTGGATTCTGTATCCACCTGCTGTGTATACTTGATTACCGCCAGTAATCTCAAATTTGTCAAGGATACTCTCGCCATCTTTTTTTGGCGTGTCATAGTTTCCTCTAATACTACTAATAAATGGCATTATGTTCTCCTGTATACATATTTATTCTACGCTGTATGTCCCGTTACTATTAAACTGGCTAATTTGATAACCGCCCGCTTGTGATTGAGATCCACCGCTTGCTGCTGTGAGTGGAATGTGATCAACTACTATCCAATTATTCGCTGCTCTTTTTCTCACTAATAATTCTTCGTTTGCGAACATTAAGCCTTCTTTGTTTACTGTAACACCTGCTTCTTTTGTTAACGTAACGTTTCCTGAACCTGTTCTGTTAATGTGTACCACTGATCCCACAGGAAAGTTTGTTGTTGAATCATTTGGAATAATTACCTGAACGTCCGTTCCGTTGTTCATGTTAACCACCTTGTCTCTGTCAGACAACGCAATAGTATATGCTGTGGTTTGTGTTACTTCTGTTCTTAATGATCTTACAGTTCCATCTACTAGCATTGCATCACAGTTAATTTCACCCGTGCTTGGAGTATATGTTAGTTTAGAACTTGATGTTGATACTTGAAGTAATGTTCCGCTTGTGGCAGTTCCAAAGATTAGGTATTCTGCTGAACTTCCTGAAGTATCATCTGTAATCTGTGCGCCAGTTGTTACCCAACTTAATGTACCTGATGCATCTGATACCAATGATTGATTTGCTGCGGTTGCGTCCTGATCCGGTAGTACCCAAGTTAAATCGCCTGTGATTGTTGCCGGTGCTTGAAATCCTACATAGTTGGTGCTGTCAGCATCACCAAAACGCAATGCGCTTTGATTTTTCATTAAAGTATGACCATCTAATTCGACTATACCTGTCCCTGTAGGATCAATTGTAATATTCGCATTTTCTTGTGCAGTAAGAGTAGTATTGGATGCGCTTAATCCACCTAATCCTGATCCTCCTGCTACACCACCATGTACTTTTCTAGCCATTTTTTACTTTCCTAATATCATTATGCTGTAGATGTTTCAATGCCCATACACACTGCTGAAATTCCAGTGTTACTAGCATAAACACTAATAATTTTACCTGCATCCAAAACAATACCCGTTCTTTCTAAAACACCTTTTCCTGAAAGTGACACATCGTATTCAATGAATTCGGCGTTACTCGGTGCTGAAGGAGGAGTTGTAGTGGTAATTGCAATTCTGCAAGTTACTGCTGTTGATCCTCTATTGAGCAGGTTGACACTCACTACTGAAAAAGTGTCTGCTGGAGCAGTATACAACGCAGTATAAGTCGTTGCTGCCAGATCCTGTGTTCCTAATCTTCCTGTTGCCATTTATTTGTTCTCCATAGTTATTTATGTCAAAAAGTAATTAAACGCTAAAGGCATACCAACAACGCCACCCTGGAAGTTGAATTTACCCTTCATTTCAATTATACCACCAGTTGTGGTAGTAATTTCGTTATTTGCGATGTAGATAAAGCCCGCTGTCACGCTGTTAACGTTCAACGATGCACCACCACCACCAATTTGTGAGCTAATATATGCTTTAATTGCTCTTTGTGTTGGAACAATACTATCACTATTTTCAGTAAAGAATGGATCAGTACTAAATTCAGTAATACTTGCAGATCCGCCACCTAATGTAACTTCACCCAATGTAAGTTCCTGTAGTCCTGAAATATTGAATGCATCAGCGTTCAACGTTGCAACACCAGTTGACTGTTCAATACTAAACAAATCGCCAACCCTAAAGTTACCGTCTTGGTCAGTTGATGTAAAGAACACTCTACCGCCGCCACTATCAACAGTCTCATTAGCCTGTACAGGACTTTGTGTTGGTATTCCTGGATAGTTAGTTTCCGTAAAGTTACCCGTTCCAATATCTAGGAAATCGTGTCCTGTCAATCTAACCTGAGAGTATCTAATTCTTGTTGTTATTGCTGTGCCGTGTTCTGGCGAATCAAACACACTCATGTCAGGTGATATTTGTAAGAATGCAGTGTACGAACCATCATACGCTCCGAGCAGTGTTAATACCTGCACGAGTTTAAACACTCTGTTTGGTAAGTGAGCAAACACCACGTTTGAACCGACTGCTGGAACCTTAGATAATCTTCTAACAGCAATGAATGAACCACTTTGATAGAAGTCTGCGTATCCATCGCCTGTGTCAATATCTGCACTTGCTGATATATAACCTGTTCCTCTATTTCTAAAGGAAGGATTACCTAATACTCCGTTTGCTAATCTAACACTTGTTGGTGCTTCGTATGTGTTATTAGGATCCGTAATAGTTAATGACGGTGCAGTTGTATAACCTGAACCTGGTTCATGTATTCTGATAGCAAAGATTTTGTTTTCTGCAACAAATGCTCTCGCAACTGTTGTTGCTCCTGCGCTTGTTTCACTTGCTACAGTTCCTGATGTATCATCAATTGAAATAAACTTACCAGTTTGATCAGGATTACCAAACGCAGTTGCTATAAATCCGTTAGCACTTGTGCTTAGTGTTCTAGAAGTCCATGTAAGACCATCCGGTGATGTAGCACCAGTGTTGTCAGTGTCATTTACTGCAAGGAATACACCCTGTCCATATTCAACGTGGCTCCAAGTCTTAGTTGCTGGAAGTGTTGTTTCAGTCCAGTTAACACCCTTGTCTAATGAAATTGCTGCCTTGGTTCCTGAAGTGTTTGAAACTGCAACGAATCTATTGTTACCGTATGTTACAGATTTCCAATTTGAACTTGAAAGGCCTGTTCCCGCTGACCATGTTGTGCCATTATCTAGTGAATATGCAACGTTTGATCCGCCGCTTGCAATTGCTACCCAATAGCCGCCACCGTAAGCAACGCTTTCCCAAGTTGTAGAAGCAGGCAAGTTTCCGCCAGCAGTCCATGTTGCACCACCATTTGTGGTAACAGCAGTTGCATTGCTTCCTGTCTTGATTGCTACCCATTTACTGTCGCCGTATGCAACATCAACCCAGTCGCCTGTGCTAGGTAAATTACCACCAGCAGTCCATGTTGCGCCACCGTCTTCTGAGTATGCAGTATCGTCAATTCCTACTCCGCCCGCAATTGCAATAATTCTTGCTGCGTTTGGAGTTGCCTTACCTACTGTGGATGTAAATGTTCCAGGACCTGTTGCAACAAATGTTGTTCCTGCAACAATCGAACTTGATCCAATAGTTAACCAAGGTGTGTCACCTGATTCTGTAATTGTGTAGGATCTACCAGTTATAAATGTTCCTGCAAGTTCTTCCGTTGCAATTCTACCACCTGCAATCGATGTCCAAGTAGTTGAAACAGGTAAAGTTGTTACCGCTGACCATGTTGTGCCATCTTTACTGTAGTTTACAGTATTTCCGCTGGCACTTGGAAGTGCAACAAAGTTTCCGCCTGATCCAAATCCTTCTTTATCAAATGCTGTAATAGCACCCGTAACTGAGTTTACACTAGTAACAGTTAATACTAAATTATTTGTTGATGTACCGTTTAACGAAGTACCATTAAATGTTAAAGTATCGTTAATTGCATAACCTGTTCCGCCACTATCTAATCTTACTAGATACTTCGATCCTTTCTTGGTAATATCAAATACTGCGCCTGTTCCAGACCCAGAAGTTGAATCAGCACTAGTGTTTTCAAAACTTTCGTAAACATTGCTGTAAGCAATATCTGCCCAAGTTGTCGAAGTAGCCAACGTTTTAGCAGTCGTTGTAAACGGAGGTGCTGTAAACGTCAGTCTTGGTTCAATAGTATAAGTTGTAGAAGCATCTGGTGCAGCGATAGTTGTTCCAGGAAGTATGTGATCAAATCCTGCTGAGCCATCTGATTCTTTTGTTACTGTTGCAACTTTTGTTCCTGAGTTGTAAGTAGCAATATTACCAAATTGTCCAACACCAGTACCACCTGTTAGATAAATTCTCATACCAACGTATGCTGTCGAAGTTTCAGAATCAGTAGCAGCAATGGTAATTTGTGTTGTTGTACCACCCTGCGCGGTATTAGAATTACTTATGTAACCAAATCCACCAAAGTTTCCTTCTGCTTCAGGTGCTGTTGTCGAATCGTCAACATTGTCTAATAGTCTTACGTTATGAACTGCTCCGTCTCTAAGTTCTTTATCAACTTCCACGGAAGCATTGGCTCCTGCTCCAAATATACCAAACGTTGTTTCAGTGTACTGTTCGCCAGCATTTCCATATTCAAAAAGTAAAACTTGGTTTGCGCCATCAGTAATCACCGAACCAACAGTTGCTTCGTATTGGAATTTGTTATCAACAATTGCAGTTCCTTCAATTTCAGTTGTATCGAATCCTTCTGCAACTGAACCAAAGTCACCGTATGAGTTGTTACCGTTAGTTCCTCTAATTCTACCACCATTGGTTGCTAGGTAACCAACGTGTGAGTAATATGTAAACACAGACACAAGTTCTGCTCTACCATTATTTTCTACCCATGCACCGATACCGTCACTAATAACCTGTGTAAAGTCGTTTGACACCATTGAGTCATTACCGCCGTTATGTAGGTTACCGTCAATCTTTTGACCAATTGCACCGTAACCAAATGTTGTACAGTTTTGAGTGTATGGCGAACGTGCAATAATCCAAGTACGGAAATCGTCTGGACCCCAACCTGGATCTAGTGACACATAAGCACCTGCAGAAACTCTCGAAGTTCCGTATGAGTTTTCTGGTAACAAGTCACCATTCAATCCATTAAGTGTTTGATTTCTAATACCACAACCATTTCTTACATAATAGAAGTCTTCTTCATGGCTTCCTAGTGCTGCGTTAACGTAGTATCTTGCAACGTATCTTGATTTGTAGTTAGATACCCATTCAAGGTCCCATTTAATTGCATCAATGTATGTGTCAACATCTCTTAGGCATAATGCTTCGTTGTAGTACATAGCAACTGTCATGCTACCTGAAGCAGTTGAAAGCGTTAATGATGTTGTTGCATATCTTGTTGTGGCAATTGTAAATGTTGTTGTATTAACAACATCTTGAACATAATAAGTTGTATCTGCACTTATACCACCGAACACCGTTCCTGAAAATCTAACTGCTGTATTTCTTTTTAACCAACTTGTATCACTAATTGTAATTGTGTTTCCAGAAATTGATGTATTAGTTACTGTGTCTGTAAATTGATCATCAATGTAAGCACTAACTTCTGCTTTCAAGAATGCTCTGTTTTGTTCTAATTTAAGTTTAGCATAGTATGCCATTCTAGAATCAGTTGCACAAACAGCACCCTCGTTTGATGCACCATAAAATACTGTGTCTAGCATATCCATGAGTGTTGCAACTCTTGATGCTGCCGTAGCATCGCTGTTCAAGTATGTTGCTGTGTCGCCTGCAATAACACTTGCCAAATACTGGAATGATGCTCTAGTTGCTGCTTTTTGGTTTAGGTCAAACACATCACTCGCGCTTGATCTTAGATATGAGTTTCCAGCAATAAGTGTTGCAAAGTTAGAATTTAACTGGAAGTCAAACATTACTGCTTCCAAAATTAATCTAGTATCTCTTTCACACTTGGCAACGTTGTATGTTAAAGTAGGATATGTTGTAGAAATATAGTTAGTAACTAGCGTTACAAGGGCCTCTTGCTGCGCATCTAAGGTCTCTGCAGCGGTGATCAATGCCGTTGTACTACTTACGGAGTCCGTTGCTGCTGGCATGTCAACTTTGTGTGCAGGAATAGTTAGTCCTGAACCGTTTGATAAAGTAGCAGCACTTCCGCCATAAGTTGTGCTAATTGTTAATTGGTTCGAAGCAGGTATTGATTCAACCCAATATGTTAAGTCTTTTGTCATTCCGTTTGAAGTTTCTAAAGGAATGAAAATATCTCCGACTTGTAAACCGTGATCAGTTAGAGTTGTAATTGTATTTGAAGAAATTGTTGTAATTGTAGAATTTGGTAAATCGGCTCCAGTTGAGTCTCCTCCGACTGCGTTTGTGATTATGTCCAAATGTCCTGTTACAAAATCTCTTGCTGTTGAATTTGCTACATTACTATTTCTATATTGATTGATTGTTGTATTCTTTTTCGTAATTGCAGTATTGTTTACAATATCAATTAATAGAGTTCTCAAGAATGCATGAGATTCTAATGTTTCTCCCTTGATGCTGTCTGGAATCAGTGATGAATTTCCTTCACCGTCCCAATATGCCTTAGCAGCATTTAGGGTTTGATAGTAACCACCGTAGGTTAAGTCATAAACCAATGCGTCAACAATGTGTCCCACGTCCTCTCTGGTATCTGTTTTACCAAATTTTAGATTAGGATAGTTTTCAGCAAACCAGGCAATTATTTCTTCCTGCAAGAATTTTTTATTTTCTTGAATTAAGTGTCTTGCATTTCCAAAAGTTACTAGATATGATGAGTTATAACCAGTTGGATCTGTGTATGTAGCAGTGTGCTTAGTACCAAGTCTGTAATCTACCTGATGTTTCATTACATCAACCAACTTGCTTACTTGGACGCCTGTCACCGCATCGTCAGCCAATGGCCACGATACATCTTGAGTTGCTGTATTTCCAGTTGTTGGAGTTACAGAAGTTCCGCTTACGATGTCTCTTGCAACACTGCTAAAGTGAGCAAGTGTTTGAATTGAATAATAAGAGTCCGATATGTCAAGTGGTCTGTCTGTTGCAGACGCTGCTCTTACCTTGGTAGTTCTTAATTCGTCACCTAGGATACAAGTTTCCGCAGGAACGATGATCGGTAATACTTCTTTGTACTCACCTGCTTTGACGTTAACGATGTTGTTAGGAACAACTCTTTCTGGAATGGCGCTGTTATCACCTGCTGAAATTGTATCAGTTACAATTGCTAACAATGAAGTAACACTTGCATAGACTCCTGTCTCGGCAACAAGGTCAGCATCTTTATACTGTAATGCAACAGCAGTTGAGTCTGCTCCGCCTGGTGTTTGGTATGCAGTTGTTGGATCTGTTTGATTTAAAACATTTCCGATAATTGTTAATAGATGACCATATGCTGCTAAACTCTCGTCTTTTTCTGCAGAAAGATTAGCGTATGGAACATCCTCTGACTCTGCAGAGTATGGTCCGTCACCTAGTGCATCAACAAACGTCTGTGCTGCGGCTCTCATCTTTAGGTTACCGCCGTGGCCAATATCCCAAATAAGTCTATCAATGATCCAACCAACGTCTCGTTCACACTTGTGTTCGTCATAATCAAATGCACTTGTAAACGGAGAAATGTTATTAATTACGTTGTATTCAATGAAACTAGTAACTTCTCTTTGTAAGAAAACTCTGTTCATCTCAAGCAAGTGTTGAGCATTAGGATTTAAGGCACCCTTTTCAATTTGCTCGCAGGCATATCTAATAGTTGCCCAAGGCATATCCAAAGTAGCACCATGAATTGGAGCAGGTAAGTCTGTTCCGTTTGGAGCAACATAGTATACATGATCAACTTTTCCTAGCGTTGTCCACTGTGGAATAGTTCCGCTTGATGTTAAAACTTGTCCTTCAATACCAACCGGTAATCTTGTTGGACCAGCACCCGAATAATAAACTAAATCACCTGTGGTTGTAAGAACATCAACGTCACTACCAATGGATAATACATTCCAGTATGTGCCTGAAGTATCCTGATCTGGTCTTGAATTGGCAGCACCGCCACCTTCTGCTCCGATAGATGATCCGTCATCGCCTTCTGCTCTGTGATTTTGAATACAGATGTAAGCATTAGATCCGTATCTAACAGAATCACCTAAGAAGTATTCTGTGTCGTCAGTCCACTCACCTCTCCAAAGTATACCGCTGTTTAATCTATCCCAATATACCACGTTTCCAGGTAATGATCCTGCATCAACAGTCATTGTTCCTGAAGCAGTCGTAGGAGTGAATACTGCTCCACCTGGTGTTTCTGTGATTGTAAATTCTGTTGCACTGACTATCTGTTTAATGTAGTAGTGATTTCCTGATGCCACATTTCCAAAAGTTGAACCTGTAAATTTAACAGCCCATCCTACAACTAGAGATGATGTATCTGTAACTGTAAAATAATCTGTTCCAGCGTCGGTTGCTGTTACAGTATCAGAAAAATTAGGAGCATCAATTTTTGCTCTGTATGTATAGCCGTTTAAATTAACAACATCACCAATCTTGTATGAAGTTGCAACATCCCAGTCTGACTGGAATGTCATGTTCTCTGAATATAAACTCCAGTCTGTTTGACCTACGGCAGTAGGTGTTGTGTCGTCGTGGATTGTTCTAGCAATGTATTGGTTACCGCCGTAGCGTACAATGTCGCCTGGTTGGTAAACAGTTACATTACTCCATGTGTTTTCGTATTCAAATCCTTTTACGAACACACTCCAGTATGAAGAAAGATCATTTCCAAAAACTGATGTTGCTGTGTGGTGTACCGTACAAACATATAAGTTTGCACCTTCCTTAACAACATCATTTACTTTGTATCTAGTTAGAGCTGTCCAGTCACCCTTGTATTCAAACCCTTGGTTCCATACATCCCAATAACTGCTCTGTCCTTCTAGTCCAGTTGATGCTAGAGTTTCTGATGTGTGTCCTACATTTGCAACGTAGGTAGTACCGCCATATCTAACAATATCATTTTTCTTATAGCGTGTAGAAATGGTCCAATTGTTTTTCCATTCAACCCCTTCGCCAAATAGATCCCATTTTGCTTGATCCGCTTCTAATCCAGTAGTAGTTTCTGTTCCTGGTGTTCCAGATCCAACGCTAGAGTTTGATGTATGCGGAGTGTTGGCAATGTATAAAAGTCCGCCGTACTTGACAATGTCATTTATTTTGTAAACGGTACTTGTTGCCCACTCGTCTTTCCACGATTGGCCATCACTCATTTGGTTCCATTTAGTTGGATTATAGTTTAGATCTGTGTAAAACTCAGAGTCTGAAACGTGTCCAATTGCACATATGTAAGTGCGGCCACCAAATCTTATAACGTCGTCAACGTAGTATTGAGTGGTTGGAGTCCAATCACCCTTCCATACAAATCTGATTCTTCCTAATTTAAATTCTGCCATTGTCGTTTCCGTTTGTTGTGTAGTATTTATCCATGTTGATCATCATCACTCCTAATCATTAAACGAATCATAGAACATTGTTTGGGCTAACATGCTTCCGCTGATTTGCCCACCCTTAATAAATTCAGCTCTTACCGGTATTTTGATCTCTAAACTAGCAACATTGTCCATTAAATTAGGACCAACTTTCACCGTTCCTGCAATGAAACTTGCTGTTAGTAGATCAGAACCACCAACGTTTAATCTATTTTGTAAATACGCTTTGATTGCCCTCTGCGTAGGAATAACATTATTACTATCCTGAGTAAATGCAGGGTCAGTTGAGAACTCTCTAATAACTGTACCTGATCCACCCAATCTTACACCGCCAAGTGCAAGTTCTGTTAGACCTCCTAGGTCAAAGAAGTCAGCACTAATTGTAACAATACCCGTAGCCTGTTCTACAGCAAATAATTCACCGCAACGGAAGTTACCACTTTGGTCCGTACTTGTGTAGAATACCCTACCACCGTTGGCTTCAACTACTTCATTTTCTGGAGCAGAATTAAATTCGCCGGTTGAATATATTGTAGGATAATTCGTTTCTGTAAAGTTACCCGTTCCAACATCTAGGAAGTCGTGTCCACTAATTCTAACCTGAGAATATCTTTCTCTAATTTCTACCTGCGAGGTATGCTCTAGATAATCATCAAGTTTCAATTCTGGACTAATTCTAAATGTGCCTACATAGGTTCCATCAACATTTCTACTTACAATTGCTGAGGTAGCGACAGTATAATAATTAACAGTGTCGCCTCTAAATCTAAATTGTGTACCAGGTCCTGGAAGTACATTAAATCCGCTAACAACAACATCCTTGCCTTCAGGAATCACATCAGCAAAACCGTCACCCAATATAGTCACCTGCGTAGTACTGGTTCTATAACCAGAGCCTCTGTTGATCCATCCTGGTTGTGCTAATGCTGCATCACCTAGTCTAATTTCAACGTAGGCAGGATCAGTTACATTAGGATCAGTTAATGTGACAGTTGGATTGGATTTATATCCGCTACCTGTTTCCCATAATCTAATATGCTGAACGCTTCCACTTTCGACTATTGCTCTGCCAAGAGCTCGGCATCCAGTTTCAACCTTACATGCATGATCAAAGTTATCTGCAACAGTAATGAACATCGGTGTGCTGTTTGATTGTTGTGTCGAGTCGCCCAATGATATATCAGGATTACCAAATCCTAAACTTACCCAATAAGATGCCTGTGACAATAATCTATCCTGCCATAATACCCCATCGTATGATGTTGCACAGAATGCTGACTGTCCAGGTGTTGGATCTGATCCAACATCTCTCGAACCCGTGTCACCAATAGCAAAGAAAACACCCTGTCCGTATCTAATTTTTTTCCAATAGTGTGCAGTTGATCCATCCTGTGTTGGCATTGTTGCTGCTAACCAATCTGTTCCATTGAAACTGTAACTAACATCGCCTGTTGTGGATACCGCTACCCATCTATTATTACCGTAGGCAACGCTGATCCAGTCTCTGGTAGATGAGTCGTCACTAACATCCATGATGTGTGCTTCCCAGGTCCATGTATCGGTATTGCTGTTATATTCTCCAACTGCTGCAAAGTTACCACTGTTCGCAACTGCAACAAATTTTCCTTTTCCGTATGCAACATCAATCCACTGATTGAATGTAGAATCTCCTATGTCCGGTAATGTTGTAGCAGTCCATGTTGCGCCGCCATCTGTGCTGTATGCTGCGGAATCAAGATTGGCTGCAATTGTAAGGAATACGCCATCACCATTTCCTGAATTTGATTTTCCGTAAACTATTCCTGACCAGTTTCTAGAATATGGAAGGGTAGAATTACTCCAGTTAATTCCATCTTCTGAGTGTATTGCCTGTGTGCTTAACTGCTTGATTGCAACAAATTTATGTCCACCTGCGGCAATCATGTTCCAGTTTCCGGCAGATGGAAGTGTTGCCGTTGTCCAGTTCGTTCCATCTTCTGTGTAGGAATAATTATCTGTTCCAGAAGCCACCGCAACAAATCTTCCGCTGGTTGCTGTGCCTTCATATCTAAATCCTGCGATTGTATTTGTACTATCTTCACTAACCTCTGTTACTGTTATAACGATATCATGCTCTCCGTCAACACCGCCAACATCCGCTCCAGAGATTGTTATTACCTGACCTACTTCGTACAATGCTCCTTCAAATGTCATTGTAACTTCATACGTTCTTCCATTTTTTACTGCACTAAATGTTGCAGAGATCGGTGTTGATGTTCCTCCGGTAACAGTTCCCTGTAGGCTTGTATAAGTTTCTTTTGTTTCCCCGTATGCAATATCTTTCCAATTCAGCGTTTGGCCCATGTTAGGGATTGATGTGTCAAACGGCGGTTCACTAAATGTAACTCTAGGTTCAAATCTATAGGTATTATC